AACAAAAAAGTGAAGTAGGGGAGGAAAAAATTAACAATTAAGTTTATAAAGAATAAAGTATTCTAAAACTTATGAATAGAATTAATAAATTGATTTTAGAACAATTAAAAGATGGTGAAGAACACCAAGCAAGTGATATTTCTAAAAGAACAAACAAACAATTAAGTGGATTATTTTATGCATTAAGCAATCTAATGAACGAAAAAGAGATAATTAAAACAGAGTATGGTAAATATAAAATAACAGAGATTGGATTAAAAGCATTAGAATTGGAGGAAATGAAGAATGAAAAAATATAAGATCCTAATAGCACTAATTGACAACAGATATGAACTTTTAAAACCATTCGTAGCAAGTTTAATAGGATTATACAAACACACAGCAAAATACCATGATGTTGACATTTTAAATGTTGACGGTAATTTTATTGACCAAATGAGGAATGAGACAGTAAAGCATGCAATAGAAGGAAAATATGATTATGTTTTTATGGTGGACACTGACCAAATATACCCAAAAGAAAGCATTACAAGGCTTCTAGCACATAATAAGGAAATAGTGGGTGGATTATACTACAAAAGGAAATCACCACATCACCCAGTACATTTCAAAAAAGTAAAAATGAAATTATTACAGGGAAACAATATTGAATACTTCCCAGAAGGAAAACTAAAACAAATAGAAGCGAGTGGTTTTGGTGGTGTTTTAGTAAAAACAAGCGTGTTTAAAGATTTAAAGTATCCATATTTTAAAGTAAGAACATTAAAAAATAACACAGTGGGAGAAGATATTGACTTCTGTTTTAAGATTAAAGGAAAACATAAGTTTTATATCGATCCAACATTAATATATCCACACATAATCATGGTTGCTATCACTGGAGAACACGAGTTCAAAGAAGTAGCATAACAAATAAAATGAGGGGATGCGAGCATTGTGGGACAACAAAGAACCTAACAAGGCATAGCCTAATAGGACACCATATGCCACCATTCATCATTTTATGTAAAGACTGCCATGAGAAAGTTCATGGGATTAAACATTCAAGATGGAAAAAACAAAACAAAAAATACCAGAAGTAATTGAAAGAAAAGGACCAGGACATCCAGACACAATATGTGATGATTTGGCAGAAGTACTTGGGACAATATTAAAAGGTGCATACAAAGAACAATATGGTAAAATAATGCATTATAATGTGGATAAAGTGCTTGCAAGTTGTGGAAAAGTAGATTATAATAAAAGAAAAATGGTTAAACCAGTGAAAATAGTATTCTCAGGTAACGCTACAAAAGTAAAAAACTTAAACAAAATATTAAAACAAGTAGTAAAAATAGCATTACACAGGGAAATTCAAAGAGGATTAAAATATAAAATTTATAACCATATAAGTGAATGTAGCCCAGACTTATCAGACAATTTTAAACATAAAAAGTGTAATGATACAAGTTTTAGTGTAGGACATCCAATAACAAGAGAAGAAAAAAAAGTATTACTAATGGCCCAAGTTTTAGAAAACTTATCAAAGATAACAAACCAAATAGGAACAGATTATAAAATAATGTCAATAAAGGGTAAACTAACAATAGCCGTAGCATTAAGATGTAAAGATGAAAAGGAATATGAATTAACAAAAGACTTTTTAAAAAAGACATTAGGAAAATCTGGTCTAAAGATTGAAATTAATACAGCAGACACAAAAGAATCAAGATTTAATACAATCACTGGAACAAGCCTAGAACAAGGTGACGCTGGGATGACTGGAAGAGGGAATAGATACAATGGATTAATAACACCAATGAAACCAATGACAATGGAAGCATATTGTGGAAAAAATGATATTACACACATAGGGCGTATTTATCAGAAACAAGCACACGAAATAGCACAAAAAGAACAAAAAAACATACTTTTAGTGAACAAAATTGGTAAAGATGTAAATAAACCCATAAAGATAACATGGAAATAGAAAATATACCAATAAATCAGATAATACCATACGAAAACAATCCAAGAAAGAATGATAAAGCAGTAGATGTGGTAGCAAAATCAATAAAAGAATTCGGCTTTTTAGTACCAGTAATACTAGACAATAAAAATGTAATAGTGGCAGGACACACAAGAATTAAGGCTGCACTTAAACTTGGATTAACAGAAGTACCTTGCATTTATGCAGAAAACCTAACAGAAGAACAAATAAAAGCGTTTAGGATAATGGAAAACAAGTCACAAGAGTATGCAACATGGGACTTAAAACTATTAGTAGAAGAATTAAAAGATTTACAAGTAGCAGAAATAGACCTTGAATTTACAGGAATACCAGAATCAGAACTAAACAGATTATTAAAAGAAGGTGCAGAACAAAATAAAGGAAACAAAGAACCAAAATATCAAATTAAAAAAGGAGACATCTACAAATTAGGAGAACATAAAATATTATGTGGTGACTCAACAAAACAAGAATCCTACGATTTTATAACAGAACCAGTAGATCTAATATTCACAGACCCACCATATGGTGTAAGTTATACTGGACAAATAGCATATGATATAGACAACCCAAAAAAAGGCAAAGGTAAATCATGGGAAATGATTAAAGGAGATGATCTAAGGGGAGAAGAACTTTATAATTTTTTAAGAGAAGCATTCATAAACATGAACCAAAAACTAACAAAAAGAGGTGCTGTTTATTGTTTTTATGCATCCAGAAACCATATTATATTTGAAAGAGCATTAAACGATGCAGGAATAACAGTAAAACAGATTTTAATATGGAACAAACATCATGTATTAGGACGAAGCGATTATCACTGGTGTCATGAACCAATAATGTATGGACATAAAACAGGAGAAAACTGCCAATTTTATGGTGATAGGATTGAAAAGACAATATTAAACAAACCACTATCAAACGATGAAATAAATCAATTAGAAGATAAAGATTTAAGGAAAATATTAAAAAACATAATAAAAAACAGTGATGTCTGGACAGAGAAAAAAGATAGTGCCACAAGTTATATTCACCCAACACAAAAACCAATAACACTAGCAAAAAGAGCAATAATAAACTCAACACCAAGAAATGGGGTAGTATTAGATCCTTTCGCAGGAAGTGGAAGCACATTAATGGCCTGTGAACAACTAAAAAGGAAATGTTATACAATAGAATACGATGAAAAGTTCTGCTCACATATTATAGAAAGATGGGAAGATGAAACAGGACAAAAAGCAATAAAAATACAATAAGCAAAATGGAAACAATACATATATTAAACAATGAAGGGATAACAATAATCAGAAAAGCAATAATATCATACTTAAACGAACTAAATAGATACAAACAAGCACAAGGAAACATACCAGTAATAACAATAAAATGGTTAGAAAACGAAATTAAAGAAGCAAAAAAGATTTATAATAAGTTTTCATATGTAGAAATACCATACAAAACACAAGAAAAACTCATTAAAATAGCAAAAAGTGAGTCAAAAAGACTAAAAAAAGACAAGAAAAGTACTAAAAAAGACTAAAAAAGACTAAAAAATGATTGAAATTCACTAAAAAACACACATAAAATACAACAAAATCAAAAAAAAATGACTAAAATAACACCAACAAACATAAAGAAAGCAATAGAAGGATGCTACGGAAATTATTCAACAATAGCACTAAGACTAGGAGTAGACAGAAGCACAATAACAAGGTATTTCTATAAACATCCAGAAGCAAAAGCGATGGCTGACGCAGAAAGAGAAAAACTAATGGATATAGTAGAAAGCCAGATTGCAATAGCAATAAAGAATGGAGATAAGAAAGTTTGTATGTGGTTTGCAGATAATCATGGTAAAGAAAGAGGGTACGGTAAAAAAGTAGAAATGACAGCAAACCTAACCCAAGAGTTATCATTTAAAGATAAAATACAAAGGAATATTAAAACATTAGACAAAATACCAGAAGATGTAAGGAAAGAATTAATTAAAAAGATGGCAGAAGAGAGTGATGGAGATAACACAAGTTAAGGTTCACGGTTTCAAGAAGATGATATGTCCTGAATGTGTGGAAGGAAATAAAAACAGTAAACGGAAAGGAACATACAAAGTATTTGAAACAAACAAGAATTACTTATTAATATGTGTTAAGTGTGGGCATAAGATCTTCATAAAAAAAGAACAAGGGAGACAAAT